CTTGGGCTTTCTTAAGTTCTTGCTGGGCTTCCACGCCTTCTGATACCTTCCGCCATTCTGCCGCTTCTGCTTAGTGATGTAGTTAGCCATTCCGGAGAGGCCGTTCTCGTCCTTCTCCAGACGGCGCACCTGATTGCGCCCGCCCATGTGCCATGTGGCTTCGGCCACATCAAGCCCCATATCGCCATCCATGACAATGTGATGGTGCCAGCGACCTTTCTCGGAACACTCCGTAACATATATGTACCGGAGATTAGGAAGCCCTCTCTTCTTTCGTATTCGATTCAGTCTCCTTATGTAATTTGTCATGTCTTTATAAGCCCGATTCAATGAATCCGGCATATTACAATCTGTATATGTGAACGTAGCCCATATATCTTCATCATCGAAGTTCTCAAGTATTAGCCGCTCACACTCCTTGCGGCTGTTCTTCTCATTGAGGTTTCTCTGCGCCTGCCTCCGCTTGTCCTTCAATCCCTCTTTAGGTATCTCGCTCCTCTGGCTCGTGGAAAACTCAGGGTATATCTCAACCTCAAGCTGCTCTCCTGCCCTTATCTCCTTGGTGGCATATATGGATTTAACCTTACCCTCCTGAAGCATCCTCTGAAGGTTAGCCTCTTCAAGACTACGAAGCTGTCTGTCATACGCTGCCTCATAGTCATACTCTATGTACTTTTTACTTCTCCTCATTCTGTCTGCCACCCCTGTGATTATTTATGTATATTAACAATGTGGTTGACTTGTTAATATCAATTACAAGGACGGAAAAGTGATTTCCTGCCTTGATTTTATTGACTTTTGCGGTGACACATAATATAATGATTACGATGTATTGACCGCTGTTTTAGTGGTGCACCCGGCAAGCCGCCAGCTTATCCGGGTGCTTTTTCTTTTTTATCGTTTACGATACTGTCTTATCATGCAGCCCCTTCAGCTCTTCCTGTTTCCTGTTAAAAGATGCCACAATATGTATCGCCTCAGCTATAGCCTGCGCCTTGCCTCTACTCTTGATTTTTCCGTTTATGCTTTCCGTGTTATAGCCTATATCTCCGAAATCATCATGGGCAGATAATTCACAGCTCACACCGGTTCTTGGAAGTGCACAGAAACCTCCGTTAACATGCCTTCCGAAAATCACAAGATAGCTGAGG